GCCGGTGCCCTGCGTCGTCAGAACCTTGCCCGCCGTACCCGCACCGAGGCGTGCGACCTGCGTCGCGCTGCTGGCGTACAGCACATCGTTTGCGGCCTGCGAGGCGATCGCAATCCCGCCGGCGCGGAGCGCCTCGGTGTTCGCCTTGACGTCGGCATTCCAGATCGTCGCGTCGATCAAGTCGCCGGTGTTGCGCGTGCTTGGTGCAGACCAGGCCATGCTGTCGCCCTCCTAAAACGCGATCCGCGTCGACGTGCCCACATTGGACGCGCCCGCCGTGCCGAGAAACCAGTACGTGATCCTCGAGGCCGGCGTCAGTCCCCACCGGCAGCGAATGACGTCGCGCGGCGTGATCGTCAGTGTCACCGACTGGATAAAATACCCCTCGGACACCGCCGAGACCGCCTCGGATAGGCCGATCCGGTCGCCCGGCTCGCGCGCGAGCGCCGCGGTCATGAGCGCCGCGGTCTTGTTCGCCAGCATCGAGACCGACTCCGCCGACTGTTGGGCCGCCTGATACACCGCCAGGAAGTGACGCGCGAAGGAGTCGCCCACCGTCGGAGACATCTGATACGCCGCGTCATATTTGTACGTGTTCATGCCGAAATCTGTTTGAGAGCTCGTGTCTTCTTGCTCGTGGATCGTTTTTTGCTCGTCGTAGATCCCGAGGCCGCGGAGCTCTAGCTTGGTGACGAACAGCGTCGTCGAGGCGTGATTGTTCGTCAGGACCACCGAGGCCGACGTTCCCCCGTAGGTCGCAGCGACTCCAAGCGATCCGACGAGATCGGCGCCGGATGCATCGGCCGCGGCGTTCGCACTGTAATCAGTCCCCGATGCCGGCGTGATCATCGACGTGCCGGCACACCGTTTATTGCGAGCGCTCGGATCGGTATAGGGACAGGTGAGCGTCTGCGACTCGCCGGCGGCGAGCTCGAGCGCCGAGGCGTCGTCGACGCCAGCGTCCCGCATCGTATAAAGGATGACGGTCGAGGCGTCCTTCCGCCGCGGATGGGTTTGGACCTGCATCCGGTTAATCACGCGATCCCGAAACCGCCCGATCTCGATCCCCTCGATCTCGTCATCGGTGAGGGTCGTCTGATCGGTGTTTTTCTTGGCGCGATCCGTCCGCGATTCATAGACAAGCTGCTGCGCCGTCGCCGCATCGGTCGTCCCGCGGCCGTAAATAAAGCCAGCCTCTGACATCGCGAGACGCTGAAACTCGCCGAGGACCGAGAGCCCCTCCTCGGAGCTCTTCGCGTCGAGCGCGAGCGCGTAGGTCTCGCGGCCGTCGCCGGAGGTCGACGACGTCGGATCGACCGGCATCTCGTCGACCAGCGTGTCGAACAGCTGATCGCCCCGGCGGTCGACCTGGACCGAGACCCGCTTCAGCCGCGCGCGGTTGCACTCGTCGAGATAGTCCCAGGCGGTACAGAGCACCGTCCAGGGTCCGCGCTGATTCGGCGTCACCTGGAGCGCGCCCAGACGCCCGCTAAACTTGTAATAGGAGACGCCCCCATACACGATCACGACTCGGACCCCGATCCCGATCTCGAAGCCCGACCGAGCCGAGGCATGTGTCGGCGAGTAGTAGCCTTGTGCGGTCCCGCTGTTCTTGACCGAATTATCGAGCGCGAAGGTGAGCGATCCCGGTTGCGCGCAGCGGTCGCCAGGGCCGCCGCCGCTCTGTATGCCATAGGTGAGCACAACCGGCACCTGCGCGCGAACATCCGACCACACGTTCGTCCAGGCGCCAGCGGCGCCGGAGAATTGCATCTCGATTGCGATCGAGGTCGGCGAGACCGCCGCCACTAGGCGCCGCCCCCAGGCCGGCTATATCTTGCGGTCACGAGAGCGCCCCCGTCTGTTGCAAGGCGGCCGAGAGCATTTTCGGGACGAGTTGCGACTGAAAGGCGCGATCGGTCGACAGGTCGCGCCGGAGCGCGGCGATCTCGCGCGCGAGCGCGTCGGTCCCTGGCACCGCGTCGCCCTGGCGGACGACCGCCTCGCGCCCATGCAGGACGGCGAGCGTTCCGCGGCCGAAATCCTGAAACCCGCCCGAGCCGCCCTGGAAGCCCGGCACGCCAATATCCGGCGTCTCTGGGATGTTGTGGCTGTAGTTGATCGACGCGGTGATCGGGGGAATTGAGATCCGAGGCACGGGCGGCACATGTATCCGCACGTTGATATCGCGCGGCACGTTCTGAATCGACGCGCCCAGGTCTCGAATGTTGCCGTTCGCGTCAATGACGGCACGGTCGAGCTTGGTCGCGAGCGCATCATCGGCAAGCGTCCCGACCAGCCCGCGCAGCGTCTCGATTGACACGCCCATCGAGGCCGCGACCTGGATCAGTTCGATAAATTGCAGCTGCCCCTTGTCGCCCGCCTGGTCGAAATTCGCGCCCAACTCCTCGAGTACCGGCCCGAGCGCGCTTATCGCCTGCTGGGTCGTAATCCGACCTTCCTGCACCATCGAGAACAAATCGCGCCCTGTCCGAGCCACGGTCTGGAACCCCGCGACCATCACGCCGCCCTGCGCGTCGGTGATATCGCCGAGGTGCAGCAAGAACGCCGTGTAGTCATGCCCGATAGCCGTCGCCGTCTGCGCGATCGTGGTCTGCAGCCCCTCGCCGATCGCGAACCCGAGCCGCTCGCCAGTAATACGGATATTGTCTTCAGCCGTGCGCCCGAACAGCCCGCGCACGCCCTGCCAGATTTTGCCAAACCCCTCGACGAGTTTCCCGCCGAGCGCGATCAAGCCTTTGATCGCGAGCTGGGTGCCGACGTTGAGTAGTGAGGTGATTCCGCCGCTGAGAATTTCGCCGAGGCCGCCAACCACGCCCGCGCCAAAATTGGTGAAAAAGCCCTGCAGTCCCTGACCGCCGGTCAAGCCTTCCAGGAACCCGCCCATCGACGTCTTGATCGTGTCGAAAAAGCCAGGCGTCTGCCCGAGCGCCTCGTGGAAATTGCTAATCGGCTGCTCTAGTTGCACAATCCCGTCGCGAAACTGGTCGACCGTCGCGATCATCGGGCCAAAACCGTTCTGGGTCGCCCAGATCATCTCGCTGCCGAGCCGGTCGAATGCGACCGTTTGATCGCCGAGTTGTATCTCGAGGCCGTCGAGGCCGTCCGCCAGCGGGACGATCCCCTCCTCGCGCGCGACAAACGCGGCCATGCCTAACGCCGCGACCTCGCCGGTCAGCGTCGCGCCCCGACCGATCAAGGCGAGCGCGCGCTCGCTGACCCGCTTGAGCGTGTGCTCGTTCTGTTGCATCGTCGGATCGAGCGACTCCCACGCGGCGGTTAGGGTTCGCACGTCACCCGCGAGACCCGCGTCGCTCAACGTGTCGGCGAGCTTTTGCACCTCTTCGCTCGACGTCCCCGCGGCGTCGCCCAGGCCGACAACCCCGTCCACCACCGGCGGCAGCCGGCCGCCCGTCCAGTCGAGCTCCTCGCCGAGCTCCTCGACCGACGCCTCGACGTCCTCGACGGCGCCGCTCGAGTCTCCCATCGAGGACGACATCGCGTCCATGCCGGCCGTGAGGCGCCCCATCGCGCGCGCGACCGCGGCGCCGCCTGGGATAAACTTCGCCAGCCCGCCAAGAAACCCGCCGACCGTGTCGGCCGCCTTGCCGATCCACTCGCGCAGCTTGGCAAACGCGGCCACGACCCCGGTCATAATGAGCCGCGCCGTCGCCTTCAACAACTTCCGGAACGGCTCGAACTTGAGCGTCAGAAGCACCACCGCCGCCACCAGGGCGCCCGGCCACGTCATCAGTAACGCGAACGCACCAGCCAACGCGCCGACGCTGCTCGACGTTCCGACGAGAAACGCGCCGAAACTCGTCAGAATCGGGATAAGCGACCCGATCGACAACGATATCGCCCCGACCGCCAGGATCACCGGCCCGAGCGCCGCGACGAACGCACCGACCGCGAGGATCGTGTTCTTGGTTGGCGTCGAGAGCTCGGCGAAGGCCGTCGCCCACCCGTTGAGCGTCGCCGCGACCGATTGGACGACCGGCATGAACCCTTCGAGCGCGCGCTTGAGCTCGTTGCCAAACGGCGCGAGCGCCGTCGTCGCCTGATTGCGGAGCACGCCGAGATGCTCCGAGAACGTCATCGTGTCCGCCGTGGACTCGGCAATCGCGCCTGCCGTGCCTTCGACGGCCGCCGTCATCGCCTCGAGGTTGAACTTGCCCTCGAGCACCGCGTCATTGAGTCGCGCCGCGCCCTCGGCGCCGAACGCCTGGGTGGCGATGTTCAGCGACTCGGTCCGCGACGCGGCATTCTTCATCGACTCGATCGTCGAGACGAGCATCGCCTTGACGTCGAGCCCCTCGCCGGCCCACGTCCGAAACGCCTTATTCAGCCCCGGCATCACCCGCGTAACCGCGATCGAGCCCTTCGAGAGCGCGCCGAAGAGCGCGACCGACTCGTCGAGACTGAATCCGACGTTTTTCATCACAACGCCGAACGTCCCGGCCTGTTGAATCAGATCCCCCAGGCCGGCGCCGGTCCGCTGCGACGTCGCGAAGAACATATCGAGCACCTCGACGCCGTGCTCGGCTGGAATCGCGAACTGTTCGAGCGTCCGCGCGAACTTGAGCGCATTTGGCGCCGCTTCTTCGCCCAGGACGCGCGAGGAGTCGAGGAGCGCCACGGCGAGGCGCTCGAGCGTCGGCCCGGTCGCCGCCGTGACCGTATTGAGATCGGCGAGGACCGTCGCGACCGTGTCGGCTGACTGCGGCACGGTCGAAAACACCGCATTGAACGAATCCTTGAGCCCCTCGAGCGTCTCGCCGGCGGCGCCCGTCCCGATGGCGATCGTCCGCATCGCCTTGTCGATCGACTCGCCGGCCTGAACGGCGGCAAACGCCGCGCCGACAATCGGGAGGGTAAAACTGGCGGACAGTTGCTTCCCGGCGCGCTGCATCTGCCCGCCGAACCGCCGCATCCGCTTGGCGACATTGTCGAGCGCCGGGCTCATCGTGTCGCGGAGACGCAACACCGCCTCGAGTACGCCCACGCTCGCGACCCCTGCCGCCATTACTTAGCCCCCTCCGCGCCGTCGGTCAGGCGCTCGCGCTGTAGCGCGAAGACGTTTGCCATCACCACGTCGATCATTGGATGCTTCTCGAGCTTCTCCACTTTGCCGCCGACACTGTCATACGACGACTTCGCCGCTGCATAGGTCCGGAGCTCTAAAATCCGGAGCACCGTGTCGTCCGCGTCGTCGAGCCAGAGTCGCTCCGCGACCGCCGGCAGGACGTGGAACGCTTCCGCAATCCGCGAGATCGTCCACAGTCGCACGAGCTCGGCGTCCTCGGTACTCGCCGGCGCGCCGCCCGCGAGTAACCGGTGAAACGCCCTTAACCGTTTTTTGCCGCGACCTCGTCCGCCTCGGCATCGGCCTCCGTGACCGCCACGCGCGAGAGCCGGAGGATCTCGCGGAACAAGAGATCCGACGTCCCGGCCTCGAGGTCGCCGATCGTCTCCGGCGTGACTTCCTCGTCGGCCGTCCACGAGAGCACGCCCTCGACGAGCACTTGCTCGCGGTCATAACTCGAGCTCGGATCGCGATCGGCCTTGTCTCGGACCGACTTCTCGCCGCCGAGGCGCTGAATCTCGCCGAACGCCGCGGCGCCGCCGATGTTGGTAATCAGTTCAGCCGCCTTTTTTAACACCGCCTGTTGGCAGCGTTCTCGTTGTCGGCCGGATAGCTGCCGGATCGTGACGACGTACGACGGATCGGTCGGCGTGTCGATGTCTTTTTTGATTCGGCTCGAGAACATCTCATACCCCCAGAGTGAGGCCGGCGGACGAGGTCGCAGCATGCGACGAGGTCCGCCGGCGAGAACCGCTGGCAAAGGTTGCGTGCCTTAGGCTTCTGTCACCGTCCCCGTCGGCGTCAGTGTCACCGAGTAGGAGGTGAGCTCGTTTCTCGTCGCGCCTCTCGTGTAGGCACTGATTAACACCTCGCACGAGGTTGTCTTACTGCCCCCCCAAGTGATCAGGAGCGTTCGAGTTGATGTCGAGGTCGCCGACGCCACAGCGTTAAAAATCGCGTCTGGTCCCGTGGTACTCGTGTCATCGAATATCCCCGAAATCTCGACCGGCGACATCCGCCGGAGCCCGGTCGCCAGCGACTCGAACCAGGAGTCGCCGAACGAGTGAGACTCCTCGAGGAGCGCCTCGACCGTCACGGGCCCGATCGCCGTAATGTACGGTGTCATCACGACCGCCGACCCGCTTGAATTATCCAGACTTACGGCCAAACTGTTCGATCCGTATTTCGCCACGATTCGCCTCCTTGTTGACGTGATCGCGTGTCAACCGAGGCGCCTGGTCTGTCACCAGGGCGAGGAGTTGATCGCCGGCGCGATGTTCCCGCGGTCGACTCGTGCGTCGACCATCCTGTCAGCTTGCGACGGAGCCCCGTCGCCATGCGTAATATCTTTCGAGCCCGTTCGATCCGTAACGTGTCCGTTGCGTGATACAGGCGCTCGGACGCCCACCGCTCGATCTCGGCCGCCGAGTGTATGTACCGGTCAAGATTGCCCACCCTACGCCCGCGCGAACCCCGCCATAAACGTAAAGACTGGCGACGTCCCGCCATGCGTCCAACTAGCGAGCGTGTACTGGTTCACCGTCCCCGAGACCGTCTTCCGCTCGGCCGTGACCCCGGTCGCCTGCGTAAACGAAATAAGGTCAACGTAGGTGCTGTTATCGGCTGAGTCCCGAATTTTCACGTCAAGCGTCGGCGACGTGCCGCTCTTGACCGTCACCTGCAAATAGGCCGCGCCCCCGTCCGAGGTCGAGGCGTCGTTATTCGCCGCGGCGCCCGTCCCGCTCGCCGATTCGGAGCCGAGCGCGTGCAGGATCTGCCCGTCGTCCTTCTGCCCCGTGACCGTCCAGGTCGCGCTCGCCTTGTGGAGCTCGTTGCGCGACGCCGTCCGCGTATACGAGCCGCCGAAGGCGCCAGTATGCCCAACCATGCCCTTGTGGATCGTGTTGCCTTCGTAGGCATAGCAGACGACGCGCGCGCTCTGTTCGTTCTCGGCGAGCGCCTCGTTGACTGAGTCGCTCGCGTCGTCGTAGAACCCATCGACCGCGAGTGTCGCCGACCGGAGCCCGGTCGCCGTGTGTTCGACCCACGAGTCGCCGAGCCCGTGCGTCTCTTCGAGCGACGCCGTCGTCGTATCGGTCAGCGACGTCGAGACGCCGGTCACGTCGAACCCGTCGATCAACAGGAACCCGACGTCGTTCGATCCATACTTAGCCATCGCCGCCCCCCTCGTCGTCGTCGGCCGCCGGAGCCTCGAGTACTGGCCCGGCGCCGATTACTTGAATGGCGCCGGACGCCTCGAGCCACTCGAGCGCCTCGGACGGCACCCGGTCGCAGGTTTCGCCGACCGCCGCGAGCGTCTCGTCGTCTCGAGTACTAATCCGCCGCACTGCTACAAAGTCGCTACTTGGCATCGTTTCCTCCCGCCGGACAGCCACACACGCCGCAGACATGATCCCGGCGCTCGCCGAACCCGCTCGCCTCGACCCGCTTGTCCGCCGGCGCGCCGCAGCGCACACACGGCGCGGACCCTAGATCAGCCCGAGATCCCGCGCGATCTCTTTCAACATCCGGCCGCGTTCTTTCTTCGCGGTTTTCTCCACCCATAACCGCTCGCCCCGCTGATGCTTATAGTTGGCGTAATGCTGAATCACGGCGTACGGGAGCTCGCCCGATCCGCCGCCGAACCCGTACCGAGACGTCACATCGTGGCCGTCGACCTCGGCTCGCGCCGACGTCGCGACCGACTTCGCCAGGGCGCCGGTTTTCCACGGCGTCCGCTCCGCGGCGATCCGCGCCTGGCGCCCGGCCTCGTTCACCATCGCGCGCCCGGCTCGCTCCGGCATCTGTCGCGAGAGTTGCTCGAGACGGAACCGGAGCTCCTTGTCTCCCCGCATCGCGAACGAGACCTCGCGCGCCATACCGATCAATCCTCCGCCACGATGTAGGTGAAATCCGCGACGACGTGCTTCGCCAGGACGCCGTTGAGATCCTCGTCGCCGAACGCCGAGGAGTCGTCATGCCGCACCAACAACGCCGTATGGTTATCAAGCGACGGCGTCGTCCCGCGGAGCAGGTTGACGGCCTCGTTGATGATCTGTTGCGCTTCCTGGTTGCCCGCATACGTCGAGTAGACGTGGACGCGGACCCGGCAATCCTTCATGACCTGGCCGAACGTCCCGTCGCGATCCGCCTCGTCGACCGTGAACCAGACAAACGGCGGCGCCGTATCTTGTGGCACATGCGAGAAGACACCCGAGGTCGCGAGCGTCGTCAGCGCAGAGACGTTGAGCGCGCCGAAGACCGCCTCGGAGACCGACTCGAGCGCAGACCGCGCCACGCTATGCCGCCTCCGCGCAATCGAGCGCGATCGTTTGTGTGACCCGGTCCGGCCGGACCGCGTGCACTTCAAGCGTCCGCGACGCCGTGCCACTCGACCAGCTTGGCACCCAGGCGATCCGGAGCTTCGCCGTGAGGTCGGACCGATAGCGGACGACCACTTCGTAATTGACCTCCGACGCGACCGCGCGCGCCTGAATGGCTTCCCGGCCCGAGAGCGCGCGCACCGCGGCCCAGACGGTCGCCAGCGTCGACCAGGTCGTCGCCCGTCCGCCTTGATCGTCGGCGACGACGCTCGAGGTCTGGATCGTGATCCGCTCGGTCAGGTCCGCAGGGTTCAATGGTCGCTTCGCCATTACGCGATCCGTTGTCCGCCGCGGTAGGCCGCCAGGTGGGCGCCGTATGCCTGGTTAACCGCATCGACCCCGACCAGCGGGACCGGTTGCTCGAAGGCGTACGCCACGAGTTGATAGAGCGCGAGCCGGAGTGGTTGCGGCACCGCGGAGGCGGCGCCGTAGCCGGCGACAAATCGCACCACGCCGGCCGAATGTGTGCGGAGATCCGTCGGCCAGGCGGCGTCGTCGTCGAGCGCGATCCGGCCCTGCGCCGTGTCGACCAGATAATCCCCGCTCGAGAGCGTCGCCGCCGTGTCGTCGTCGTTGTAACTGGTGATCGACGTCACCGAGGCCAACGGCAGCCGCGGCAAAACGATCGCGCGCTCTTCCGGAAACGTGTCGAACGTGAGATCCCAGGTCGTCGTGACCAGGGAGAGCCCCGCGTCCGCCTCGATCCGCGTCCGCGCAGCCGTAATCAGATCGTCAATCAGATCGTCTTGTGTCGCATGGTCGACCCGCAGGAACGCTTTCGCCTCGGCCGTCGTAATCGGCTCCGTACTCGGCGCCGAGACCACCTCGAGCGACTGGAGCACGTCGGCCCACCTAGCCACGCCCGCCCCGCTTCCGCTTGCCGCGCGGCCGGCCTGTGTTGTCGACGGCCGTCTCGGCCGGCGCCGCGGTCGCCGCTTCCGCCTTGCCCCGCACCCGCTCCGCTTGCTCGCTGGCAATCAACCGCTCGGCCAGGCCCGCCTCGCACTCGACGATCTCGCCCGGTCGCGCCGTGAGCTCGCCGCCGGCGATCGACGTTAGCATCTTGATCCGCATACACCCCCACATCGGACGGCGCCGACGCCGTCCCTCGTCTCGAGTACGGCGGCCCGCACCCCTAGCCCTCACCCAGAGTACGAACCGCCGCCAGACCCGCACCGCTTAGGCCATCTGTAGGACTTTCACGGCCGCCGTGAGCGTGTTCGCGCCGTCAGTCGCACTTGACGCCCTGAACCCGACTTGCCCACTGGCGGCGTAGAGCTCGTCTAGACGCTGCACGCTGATCCCCGCCCTGTCGGCGATCCAGTAGTAGGACAGATCCCCGAAGACGATCGACTTCTTGGCGGTCGTC